TTTATCAGAATCCAACCCCTCCCACGATTTTCCATCGTAATCAACACCATTAACTAAATCCTTCCATTTTTGATCTGCTGCTGACAAATTAGCCAAAGCGGTTTGCAAAGCGTTGTAAGTAACAGTTCCTAATGCGTTCAATAACAAACTTTTCTCAAATTCAGTAATACAAGCAACCAAGGCCACATTGTTATTTGGCGTTTGCTGACTTGAAACCGTCGCAATATTGTTTACTGCTAACGGGATGAATAAATCATCAATGAATTTTGATACTGTTGTTATGTTTGGCATTTTTTACTTTTTAGGCAATTTTTCTTTTTTAGGCTCTGAATCTGACTCTACAACTTTATGCTTAATACAAGCTGTTGCCGTAGTATCCATCATTTCAATTACATCATTTTTGACATAATTTCCCCATTTCTCAACTATGACTCTAACTTTCATAATTAAGGTGCTACGTAAGTGATAGCCGTTTTTATTGTTGCAATGTCATCATAAATGAAAGCTTGTTCATCTAATCTTTTAACAAATGCATGGAAACGGCTTTCTCCAAGAATTACGAATTGATTTTTAATAAAATCATCGTTAACCCATCCGATTCTTACAGAATAAGGAACGTAATTAGTAACTATGTATTTAGATAAATCTGCAACAAATACCTTACCTACTGCAATATCTTCATCAGGAATAATCATTACACCACCAATAACAACCATATTAAACAACCCGGCCATTGGGTATAAAGGATGACCAAAACCATCTTTAGCGGCTACAAAGTTAATAAAGAAGTCTGTAGGATTCAACATAGCAATATTTGCCATGTAATTCATTTCATCCTCATAATTATGAGTTGTGAAAATATCCGTAACAGCCGCATTAATAACATCCATAATATTTGGAGTCACAACAGATAAAGCTAAAGCTCCAGCAGAAAAAGTACGCCCATAAGTTGTCGCTCCTTTTGGATTTGGCGCAATACCATCACCGTTAAGAATTCCTTTTGCTTTTTTACGATTGTGTTTTTTTAACAAATAATCAGTTGCTATTGATTGTAATCCTACAATATCAGTAACTGATTCTTCTGTTAATTTAATCCAAGCAGCACACTTAACTGGAGTTGCGAAACGGGTTTCAATTGTGAAATCCATTTGGGGTTTTGCGACACCTTCCAACAGGAAAGCATAATCACCATCTTTAGGAATTGTTTCAGTGTACGGATATGCAGCCAAAGACGTTTGTAACGTTGTTACTTTGTCTAAAATGGAATTTTCACGCAAATTTACATTTGGTGCTGGCGCATATTGTTGGTAAAAATAATCTGGCACCGTTCCTTCAGGTGTTGCGTTTGCGGTTGTCATAATTGCAACAACTTTGTCAACGTCTAAAGACACATGTCCTGATCCAGCCTTAAAGGCTGACAAGATTTCTCCATGCTTTTCAGTAATAAAAGCAGAAACCACTTGTTTTAATGTCTGTGGATTTTGATTCCCTAACATTTTTTCTTTGATTCCTCCTAATTGTTCTGAAATATCAGATAAATCTGTTTTTAATTGAACCATATCAACATCTTTGTGTTTGTCGATATAATCGTTTAGAGTTTTTTCAATTGCTTTGAAATCCTCCATTTTCACGGCATTAGCTAAATCTGTCTTTAGTTGACCTAAAGATTCATTTATGCCTTCAGCCATTTTTTCTACTTCTGTCATTTTTTTTACTTTTTAATTAACGATAAAAATGTTTTTAATTCTTCTTTTTGAGTGGCTTCAGCCGTGTCGGTGTATGGAAGTGATTTGTCGGATTCCATGTTATTATCTAATGTAGGTGTTACGTAATTACTTCCCATGAGTACTGCAGAACCCTCTTTTAATTTAGCTTCTAATACTGCCCAGAAATAACCTTGTTTGTCTACGTCATCTTTATTTACAATTTGTGAATAATATTTGTCGAAATTTTCTTTTTCTTCAGACCACCATCTTTCCTCTGAATTAACACAAAAAACGATGTCCACATATTCCATTCCAACAGAATGATTTGTAACCCATCCGTTTTTATATTGTTCAAACATTAAAGAGTTCCTACTTGATTTAACTAAACTTTCGAAAATCAAAGCTTGTGTTGTCCCTTCATATTCGGCTCCTAAAGTTTTCCAAGCTAATTGCCTTGTATATGCTTTAGCGTCATTTGAAATTACTTTATCAAATTCTCTCTTATGTTCTTGAAGGTGCAATTTAATACTTGAATGATCTAAACTCCTTTTCCAAAGACCTGGAATATGAACATCACAATGAGAATCCATTATATTTGTAGTATTCATAACCACTTTTACCAATAATTGGCTTACATCCTGTGTTACTGGATTATTTGCTTTAACAACTCCTTTTTCAGTATCATTTTCGGTAAGCAAACAATCAAACCCATCTGAAAACTTCAATGTTGATTTTTTCAATGCTTTTAAAGAATCTTTATGCTTTAGCAACTCGCCAAACATCGCTTCTTTTGTTTCGAAAGATTTATTAAGTTCTTTACAATGAATCATTTGTTTATCTTTTTACCCATTTTATTTGCTTTTTCTAACATGGCATTTTTTAAAACAGTATCGTTAGTTTGTTGTGCTTTGTTGGTTAACTCCGCTTTGATTTGCTGTTGGTTGTCGTTGTGCTGCTTCATAATCTATATCTGTAAAATTAGTGCCTAAAAATGCATTTATTTGGTCTTCTGGAACCCCAGCCTTCATTAATAAAATTAAAGTTTCGGCTTTTGTTTTTTCTTTTTCTGCTCTGTCTTTTTCAAAGACTTGATTAAAACTTAACTCAGAGTAATCAGCTCTTATGTCTTCAAGTCCATATTGTCTCTCAAACCAGTCGGTTAATTGTTTCCATTTTGGTTTTAATGAATATTCTACCTGTCTTCCAGTTGCTTTTTCTTGATTTTCATATGTGCTACCGTCTTTTAATATATCCAAAACCTCTTTAGGTACATTCATTAAAGATGCCATTTTTAGCATATCAGCATCAAAACTATTATCTAATTCTAATTGCGCTAAATTATCTACAAACCTTTCTACTGAAATTTTAGACTTAACCGCATGAACTTTTTTTAATCCTCTTATTTTCTCTTCAATACTTAATTTCTCTGCCTCACCCATAGGAACTTGAGTAACATTATCAGGGTCCTGTTGCCCTGAAACCATAAACTTTTGAACCATTTCAAGATTAATACTTTTTGCATCTAATCCTATTTCAGAATTTTTAATAACTTTATAAAGAGCATCAATTTTACTTTCACCTTTGTATGGATTTTCATTTATCCCACTACATAAATCAAAGAAAGGTGTTATTTCATTTAGCTTAACTGGAACTATTTGTCCATTGCCTAAATTATACATTACTTCAGCTTTCATTATATTATTAAAAGTTTCTTTTGTAAAAACTAAAGATTTTAATCTATCAATCGCTGTAACATTCCAAATAATGTTTTGAGGAATCATCCATTGTATAGGATTTGTTTCCTTTAAAACCTTAGAGTTGTTTGAGTTAAGTAAATAAGCGGTTCCTAATTGAATCCAAAAAAAATACTCCCAATAAAACTGAGACCAGCCTTGTTTGAAATTTGGACTTTTAGAAATAGAATGTAAAAAATCTTTCTCTACTAATTTATCATTCTCGTATTTATTTACGCTTGCTAAACTACCTAAATCAGCAGTTACAGATATAACTTTTAATAATGCAGGATTTGAAAGAACGTAATCTAATTTTTGCTTTTCTGTTAATCTCATTCTGTTTATAGAAAGACTTGAAAATATTTCATTAAACCAACTACCGTCGGATGCCCTTTCTACTGATATAGGTTTTGAACCCCACGATAATCCAAATAATCCCATTAATTATAAAATAAAAAAGCACCATCCGAAGTTACTCGAACAGTGCATTTATTACTATTTTCCCAATTTCCCATGTTTCGCAACATTAGCATTACAATACAAATATAATTGTTTTTTTAATAGATATGTGTTTTTTATTATTTATTTTATATTTTTGTTACTAATTATTAATAATTTAAACACAAAAGAAATGAAAAAAGAAATTGTTATTGGACTATTGGCTTTGTTTTTTAGTACTGTTGGTTTTAGTCAGGTGATCACAAGCTCAGCAGTTGGAAACCTAAAGAGTACGCCTACCCATGCTGTGACGGACACGATTACAAACGCTGTTACAAAGTATCAGATCGGAGTAATCAATGGTTACAATGAAATTATTACAGTTCAGCCAACATTTACCAAAATTTCTGGAACAGCAGCTGCAACAGCTAAACTGCAAGGAAGTGTTGATGGAGTGGCTTATTCAGACATTGGGTCGAGCTATACCGTTACTGATGTAGCTACGCAAACACATTTTTGGATTGTTACGCCTTCTAGCTATCAATATTACAGGTTAAATATTGTGCCGACTGGAACGCAAAGCGTTAAAGTTGTAACTCCGGTATTGGTTAGGAAGAAATAAATAAAAGTACACACAAAGAAAAAGCCTCTCAATCACGATAGGCTTTTTTATTATACAATTTCTCTCCAATTGGTTTAATATCTAAGGTATCAATATTTATCATTTTCCTAATTTCCAACGTTTCATTGTGTAGTTTATAAAAACAGTACGTATCGTCTTCGTATGTAATCTTTAGGGTTTGTCTGTTCCAAAAGAAATCATCATTAACCGTTCCGCTTTGAATAGAAATTATTATTTTATCGTCCATGATTTTGTAATTAAAATTTCGTTCCTATTCTAATAAACCCAGAATACCTCATTGATGGATTGGCGCCAGAATATTTAAAATCACTTCTATAATCCCCAGTTGCTCGTAATCCAATGAATATTCTTTCAATGTTGTAATCTATTCCAGATTCAATACCGACAAGAGGATATACGTATTTACTGCGATTTATGAATCCTATTCTTCCACCAGAATATAAGCGCCAGGCATCAAACTTTCCTTTTGTTAGATTTATTCCAAATCCGCCTACTCCGTCTAAATAACCGCCTTCTAACACCGAAAACGATTGAACATTGAATTTCACGTACTTCCAATAAGAAACTAATTCAATTTCGCCTACAATATCAACTCCTTTTTCTTTTACGGATGCAGAATGATCAATTGCAATTGATGTTGTGAAATATTCTTTGTCGATAAATCTGATTTGCGCATTTACCATTGTTGTGGTTAGTAATGCTAGTAATAATAGTTTTTTCATGATGTTACTTGTTTAATAATTTACGTAAAACATCTTGTTCATGTTCACTAAATTTATGAAGCTCTTTTGCCAATCTTGTTTCATCTTCTTTGCTGTGGTGTAGCCAAAAACTCATTAAATCAATCAATCCGCTTTTACTTGCTTGTGAAATAATTTCATTTGCAATGTTTTTCTTTTCAAGTTCGGTTATAATCGCGCATAATCCAGCTTCTAACCAACTGTTTCTTTTTTGTAATTGGTGTATTTCATATTTAAAAGGCTCTAGATTAACGCCATTTTGATAAACGATTCTTTCGTTATTGTCTCTTCCATCGTAACAAGGCATAACTTATATAAATTAAAAATCCCCTCCACTCGCTACAAATGAAAAGGATTTATTATGTTTTTACTGTAGCGAATTATAAAGATACAAAAATAATGTATACGAAATGATTATATTCCTTTTATTATTCCTTCTCTTCTTAAAAACTGAGCAACATATCGAATAGGATCAATAAGGTGATTGTTACAATCTTCTGGTTCTTCTTGTATTTCCCCATATTTATCAACCTTTCTGGAATAATTTTCCTGTTCATATTTTAAGTTTTCACTGGATGCCGTGAAGAATATCTGCAAATTATCTAATAAGTCAATCCCATCAATAACAGATCCTGGTCCTTTATATGCTTCAAAGGCATAATCAAACCCTGCATCACGCAAAGCACGTATTTTTTCAGGTCTGTTAGTGTCACACGCTAAATAATCGTTGCATGATATTCCAAGTTTTAGGAAATACCATTTTATAAATCCCTCCGGCTCTTCTGAAATCTGTTTTCTTTCAGCAGCTGTTAATCGTTCTTTAAGTTTATCTTCACTTAAGTAACTCTTTTCGTGTAAATATAAAGCACCATCGTAATATTTTACCTCTATAACACCCATAGGATCAACTTTTCCCCAATCGACACCATAATACGTTTTTGTTTTTATCGTGTCGTAAAAATCTTTTGTAACTTCTCTCCAATTAAATATCCTATTTGGTCTTTCTGCTTTGGCGCCTAATCCATAAACCGACCACTTAAAATTATTGGCCGTTTTCATTTCTTCATTACCTTTGCATCGAATCAGTTCTTTAATGATTCTTTCAGAAAAATTATTTTCGTTTGATTCGATATTGTAAACTTTAGCTTCATTTTCTGACAACAAACCGTCTACAACAATTCTACAGAATTTCACTGATTGGTAGGAAAGTATTTTTATTTTCTGTTCAATAGGACAAAAAGGATTGTCTTTAAATGTTGAATGGATTACAAGCGTTCTAGGATTTTTTATTAAATCATCACTCCAGTGTCCTTTTTTAGGGTTTAAATCAATTATAACGCAGTCTGATGTTCTTTGGTCTATCTGATCAAAAGTGTCTTTAGAGATCTTGTAAGGCTCATTTAACCATGCTAAATCCTGAGTTAATCCGTGAACTGTTTCCTCATCATCTGTTCCGTGAATTTCAAATGTGGATTCTGTACTATAAGTAAATATTGATTCTGTCTTATTAAATTCCTGACCTACTTTATATCGATTTGTTTTCTTTAATCGCTTTAAAGTATCGTTTAATACTGTTTTCTTACAATCGGTTTTTGTATCTCTCCATACAGTTATTCTCTTATTTGTTTTCGATCTTGCGTAAGTGTCGCAACAGTCAATTATTGAAATAGTTTTGCTTGACCTGGAGGATCCTGAATTTAATATATATTTGTAACGATTGTAGTATATTTCTTCTTCAAACTCCTTCAATTCTCTTTTATCACATAAATAAGAGAATCCTGGATATTCATGGAAATCATATTTAGAGACATCAACTTTTTTTGTAGAATGATATTCGAGCTCGGCGGTTTGATTGTTTAGTTTAAAGAAGTCAAAATGCCCATCATCTTTTTTTTTTACAAAATAGCTTTTGAGATTAATGGCGTCCCAGTTTTTTTCATAAACAATTGTTGCATCGAATTCCATTAGTCTTCATCTTCTGTCGGCCGAACTATATTAACTTTTAATTCTGTAGATTGAATAGAATTTCCTCCACTTGTGATGTCTGTTTGTTCTTTTATGTTGTTCAATCTTTGAGTTATTGATGGATTAAAAACATTTAAAAGACCTCCTGTTATTTGATTCTCACGAATATGGTTTTTTATACGCGAACAGACACCAATATATTCTGCATATAATTTATCTTGATTAGTAAAATATTGCTCAATACATCCAACTTCTACATCCCAACAATATCTCTTAAATCCTTCAAAAGTTAAAGGTAATTTCAATTCGTCAGTCTCTCTGGTTCCTTCTTTACCGACATACTGAATTTTTAACCACTCAGCCTCTTTTGTTTTTAAATCATGAATATACTCTTGGAACAATTCCCAAAGATCTTCTGTCGTTTGAATATTTTTTGGTCTTCCAGCTCCCATATCATTTAATCTTTACACCCCATAAAAGAGCCGTTAAAATTATTCAAAGGTTTTCTAGTTTCACAATTTATTTTAGTTTTAGGCACGTAATAACTTCCGTCTTGTCCTAAATATGAATATTTAGCTTCACACTCACAACCCGTATCTTCATCTTTACTGCATCCCCATATCAGGAATACAATTAATACTATCTTTTTCATACTACGAATATATAAAATTATTTGTGATAAATTCAAAAAGAAAATGAAATATTAAAAAGTTGGATATATTACGCCTTTAGTGTCTTGTAAGCAAAAAGCTTTTTTACCTAAAGAAATCAACTCATCAATTCTTTGTTTTTGTAATTCTTTTAAGGTATCATTTATTTCTTTACATTCAATCCAATGATCTACTTCATTATTTTTTATACATAGCAAATCAGGATAACCATTCGAGGATAGCTTAATTACTTTTAATACAGTCCACCCTTTTGATTTATATTCTTTTATTATTTTATTTTGGTATGTTGACGCCACGGTTGTCTTTTTTAAATATGGATAAAGTATAGTTTTTCTTATTCATAACTGATTTGTAAATTTGCTCTTCAATTCCTTTTTCTGCAAATATCCAATAAACATTATTTTCTTTTCTATCCATAGTTGTCAAACGGTCTCTACTTTGCCAATATGAAACAGCAGAATAATCGATATTAAAATATACTAAATAATCGGCTTCTTTTAAAGATATTCCTTCTCGCCCTGAAATAATTTGCAAAGCTATATTTTTATCCGTTGTGTTGAAAGTTTCTAAATCAAAACAAAGTGTGTCTTTGAAAGTATCTTTTAACAAAACAAGTTCTTCTTGAAATTTATAGAATATTGCAATCTTATTTTCTTTGAATTTTTCTTGTATAAACAAAGCTTTTGAATTATCTATTATTATAGAATTTCCACTATCTAAAATACAAGTTCCTGAATATAATTGATGCAATTTACTCATTAGCTTTGCACCTGTATCGGCTATGATTATATCATTTTTGCCCTTGAATATATTTTCTTTTTTTAATGAATTTGCTATTTTATAAGTAATAGGATTCATTTCTACTTTCAATACATTTTCCTTTACTGAAGTATTAAATCCTGCTTGTTCTTGAGTAAATGAAATGATATATTTTCCAATAATTTTATCAATTCTATCTTTATAAGCATCTGAATAATCTTTAACCTGAGCGTAACCTAAATATTTTAATTTTACATTAACAAAATCATTTACCCATTTATAAAAACTAA